CAAGCTCAGACTCTCGGTACGCTTGGTCAACAATATGGTCAACTCGGTGTGGCGCAACAGGCAGCAGACATTGATCGGCTTAAGACTCTTGGCGCATACGGCGACCTTGAGCGTGCTATTGCACAGCAACAAAAAGATATTGACTACGAAAATATCATGCGTCAGATTCAGTTCCCCGAGTCTCAACTGGGCAAACTCAGTGAGTTTATTCGTGGTATTCCATTGGATCAAAGAACCACAACTACGACTCCACCGCCTAGTTTTGCTAGCCAGCTTGCTGGACTTGGCTTATCGGGGCTTGGCATTTACAACATGCTGAACCCGAGGGGGTAATCAATGAGCATCGCACAAAACCTCAAGCTTCTAAACAAGCCAATTGCTGAGTTGGCTATGTTGCCTCAAGAGACCATCATGCAGATGGCCCAGATGGGGCAGATTCCTGTTGCGTATGTAGCGCCCATTCTTGAAGTAAAAGCCGAACAAGCCCAAACCGGGGCTGAAATAGCTGCTATGGCTGCACAAGAACAAATGCCTCTCGGCACAGAAATAGAAAGAATTATTGCTCAAAACGCTGCCAACGAAGCAAAAGCGGCTATGCCCGCTATGCCACCAATGGCCCAACAAATGCCAATGCAAATGCCCGAGGATAGTGGGATTGCTGCGTTGCCTGTGGATGAAAGTATAGTTCCTGAGTATGCAGGTGGCGGGATTGTGGCGTTCAAGACTGGAGACTTGGTCGATGAGTTTGATTACAAAGCTGCTACTCGTGGTATTGATACAGCAAGTGGAAGAATGCCGTCCTATTCAGGTATATACAGTGGATTAAGTGGAGATGCAGCAGCTATTAAAGCGGCAAGAGAAGAATTTTTAGGGGCTAATCAATCAGTTGCAGACTTGCTTGCTTATAACGAAGCCGCTGAAAAACGTGCGGAAGCTCGTGCACGTCAGCAAACGGGAGCACGGATACTTCAAGCTGGTTTATTAGGGCTTAGTGGGGATTCTCCATATTTTGGTGTTAACTTAGGAAAAATGGCTCCCGCTGTTGAAGGTTATATGGGAGACGTTGAAAAGCAAGAAGCTGCTAAAGAAGCACGGAGCAAAGCTGCAATTGCGGCTAAGGCTGCTGCCCGTGCAGAAGATGAAAAATCATTTACCCAAGCGCTTCAAGAGCTTCAAGCTAGAAATAGACTTAGTGCTGAGCAGAGTTTTAGGGCTGGTGAGTCTGCGTTGGATCGCAAGAATAGGTTGGCTATTGCTAATCTTCCGCCGGATGTTGTTCGTGGCGCTAGGGCAATTATGATGCCGGGTGAAAAATTAGAAGATGCTCTGTCTAGATTCGCCAACATAACAAGCACTAAAGACCAATATAATGCGGCAGCGGGGTTGGTTAAGTCTGCATATGACGCTGCTAGTAAAAGATTTGCAGATAGTATTGGTGGATCTGGTGGTAATTTTTCTTTAGCCCAGGCAGCGGGTGGTATTAAAGAGGCTCAAAAACGACTTGGTATGACCAAAGAACAGGCCGAAAAGGAACTTACAAGGATAAGAGAAGAGTACCTCAAAGAAGCGTACCGTGATATTGGTATGAATCCAGAGACCGCTAATCGGTACTTACGTGCTCCTAGAGGCGATGCTCCTAGAGGCGGTGCTGCTAGAGATGGTGCTGGACAAGTAGATCTTTCTAATCCTCTACTTCGAGGGCGATAATGCTTAGTTTACGTGAGATCTTAAATGATCCAAACTACATTAATGCAAACGAAGCTACTAAACGAGCTATATTTGAGAGGTATGCTCCGCAAGATGAAAATTTTGTAACCGCTAATCCAGCAACACAGGAAGCAATACGTCAACGGTTTGGGGTTGCGGCACCTCCACCACAGGAAGAAACCGAGCCGACTGTAAGTCCGGTTGCTAAGGGTAAACCCGCACCAGTAATCCCACAACTGCCGGTAGCACCGGTAGCGTCAACTGTTTCTGAAGACGAGGGCTTCCTTGCTAGGAACTACCGCTACGCCAAAGACGCTTTGATTTCTGGATATGAGAGCTTTCGTGCCAATACCAAAGGTGAGGCGTTCGCCATTTCCCGTGGGGCGATGCTTAAGGATGAAGAAGAATATGGTGGCCCCGGAGTACCCTTAGCTCCTCCAGAAGTCCGAGAAAGATACGAGCGTAATAAGCGAGAGGCTGGACAGTACGCTCAAGATATCGCTGAATTCCAAAAACAAGCGCAGGAAAGACAACTTGCAAGCCCCTTGCGCCCCGAAACCGCACGGCTTAAAGCAGCGATGGGGGATGACCTCACGTTTATGGAGTCTGCTAAAGAGGCTGGGGCGGCGTTGTTTTCTAATCCGGTTGGAGTTATTGCCGACTTGGGCGCTGAGTCTCTACCGGCGATGGCGTACATGGTATCTACTGCTTTGATAGGTAGGCTCGCTGCGCAAAACCCAACAGCGGCGGCACAGGCTGGAGGTCTAGGATCGGCTGCTACTCAGTTCGGTAACGAGTATGTTGACCGGTTGCAGAAAGGCGAAAGCCATGACGAAGCTTGGAAAAACGCATCCATTAGGTCAGGAGTCATTGGCGTCTTTGATGCGGTGTCTTTAAAGACTGCGGGTTCTGCTGCCAACAAAATTATTGAAGCACTTAAAACTGGCAAGCCTGCTTTTGTCGCTGCCAAAGAGTTTGTCAAAGAAGTCGGTACCCAAGCTGGTCTTGGCGGTGCGGGTGAGGCTGCGGGATCCTTGGCTATCGGAGAAGTTCCTAATCCTGCTGCTGTAATAGCAGAGATGGCAGGTGAAACAGTAACTGGCCCGTTTGAAGCAATCGGCACTTACCAAAGAGTCAAGGAGATCAAGAAGCTTTCTGAAGAAGATAAGGCAATCGCCGATCTCGACAAACTAAACGCCGAAGAGATTGAATTAGAAGAGTCCATACTAGCCCGTGCGAATGAAATCATAGGCGAGTTTAGCGATGACGGCCAAACCATCTCGATGGATGATGCATATGCACGGGCTAGGTTTGAATTAGTTGAGGATAAGCCTGAGGCAGGTGGGGTCGATCTTGGGCTTGCCGGCGAAAAAGATTTGTTTGCTGAAGAGACTGCTAAAAAAGAACAACTTCAAAAGGCAATCGCTGAGTTCCCCGAAGAAGCCCAAGCTACTCCCCTCGAAGCTAAAAAATTAATAGACATAAAGCTTAAGAAAAAATTAGGTCGACCGCCAACTGATATTGAAACGTTAGAGGCGCTATATGAATTTACCCAAGAGAAAACCCGACGTTTACGAGCTGAGTCTGGAGGACGTAAGCCTCCTGTTTCTGTGCCTAGCGGAGAAGAAGCTGCCGCAGGAGTTACCGGAGCACCTGCAAGAACTGAACCAACAGGATTGGGTGAGGGTGTCGGGGCTGCTGCTAGCGTTGGAGCACGAGAAGAGCCAACAACAGGTGCATTAAAACCAAAAGATCAAATAAATACAGCCAAGCAAATGATGGCTGATATATCCAAACAGCCTTTAAACGTTGAGGGTGTTTCGGGGAACATCGTAGGCGATGTAAAAAGCTACAAGGGGTTCAAATTCTATAAAGTACAAGAAGGCTCCGAGACTTTTTGGAAAGCCCAAAGCCCTGAGAACCAAGCGCTCAATAGAATTGGTAGGGGCGATACGAGCCACGATAGCTTAGGACTAGCAAAAGATGCGATCAATGAGAACCTAGATAACAAATTTGATGCAGAGATGTTTGCTCGGAGGTTATTGCCTAGGCTAACTAAAGAGAAAGAAGCAGCGCCGACTGAAGCAAAAACTGCTGAAACGGCACCAGCAGCAACTACTGCACCTGAAGGAACAACGGAAGAACCAACACAGACGTACGAAGAAGCCCTTGCAGAAGATTATAAGCGTAAAGGGCTTGATAACCCTAATGAAGCTTCTAAGAAAATCCAAGAATCCCGCAACGTAAGCAAAAAAGTTGCTGATGATTATGTACAGGCTTTGCGCAAACGAGAAGCGGAACGAATTAAATTCTTTTATGGGTTGGGCAGCGAACAGGCGTTTAGGGAAGCTCTTGGAGAAGTTGAAAAAATAGAGAACCGCATCCGTGGAGTTGAGAAACGCCGAGAAGGTAAGCAATCGCTGTTGACTGAAAAAGGCGGCGCTACTGTACTGGATGCAACTCAAAAAATTGAAGCTAAAGAGGTAAGAGAAAGAGGAACTCGCCTTTCAAATGATGTTGAGGCTGAAGAAGTTTTTATTGACGGAGACTCAGATGTCTTTTTTGTTGTTGACAACGATGTTTTTCAGCCTACAACAAAAGAAGAATTTGACTCTTTAGCCGAAGAGCTTTTTGAAAAAGCAGAGTTTTATTCAATCCCAAAACAAAAACGTGGGATCCGTCCGGCTAGAGATGAAGACATCTCTCTACAAGATATCGATACAGGTGAAGTTCCGACTGTAACGCAAGAACAAATTGATGACGGTATTAAGGACTCTAAAAACCAAATCATTGAAGAGTTAGCTTCCCTAGGTCAAAAGAAAGCATCGTTGGTAGAAAGTATTCGCAACTATGGGTCGAGCATTGAAAAACAACGGCTTCTTAATGAATTAAATAGGTTAATTAAAAACTTAAAAGCTGCTCTTAGAGCGTATAGCGATAAAGTAGTATCTGCTGAAAACTTTCTTAATCATGGCCGAAACGCTATGGATGGGACTGGTGTTTTCAGAGAACCAGCTATTTCTTCTCAAGTATTTGAAGTAATTCAAAAAGTTTATAGTAGATTTCCAAAAGTTCTTGAGGGACTTCGTTTATCTGTCGTATCTCCAGGGATAGGCCAAGATAATATAGCCGGTATGTATATCCCGGTTGAAAGGTTAGTTCGTCTTTATATTGGCACAAAAGGTGCGTTTAATCCTTCCACCATACGCCATGAATTGATGCACTCCCTTGAGCAGATGATGACCAAGGAAGCGAAAGAAGCCATAATAAACGCTTATCATAGAGCGTTTCAAAAAGCTATTCAAAAGCACACCGATCTAAAAAGCCAAGCGTTTTTCCACAAGGTGATGAACTTTTTAGACAATCCTAGTCCAGAGTCTTTGGCTGTTGCTGTTAAAGCGATGCCTTCGTATGAGTTCTATCAATACGTAAACCCATCAGAGTTCTGGGCGGTTAACGCTGAAAAACTCTTTGCCGCTAAACTTGGAAGTGGGTGGGAAAGGTTTAAATCCGCTGTGCGTAAGTTGTTTGAAGCTTTAAAAGATACTTTTGGGTTTGACAATAATTATGCGGTACACAAAACCCTTGACGACTTACTAAAAGGGGAGGCACCTAGAGATGGCGTAGACCTTGTCAACTATTTACTTTCCGCAAAAGCGGTTGATTTTCTTGCTAACGTTGACGACACGATAGCTGATTTAGACCAAAAGGTTGCTTTGTTAGAGTTTAAAGTCGGGGACATCCACCCGACAATGGTCTCGGCTATATCCAACAATGACCTAAATGGTGCGTTACGGATTGCGTCTCAGAAGCTAACTGGTTTTTCTGCTGACCTAGCAAAAGCGCTTTTAGACCTTAAGCTACCAACAAACATAAGTTTTAACAACGGGCGTGACTTGGTTCGCCGCTCGATTGATAGTGTGTCAGCGCAGCAACAGAAGCGTTTATTTCGTTACGTGGAAATGCATTATCCGCAGGTCTACGATAAGTACTTCAAGAATTATGACCGTTCTGAATCTTTAGAGGCTGTGTCAAAAGGTCTTGCGGAACTACAGAAACCAAACTACAACCTTGGCCCTGTCGCCGCCGAATTCCAAACAGTTTTTGAAGCGTACGACAAATCCATTGAGGGCTTAACAGCCCCCGGTGCTTATTCCCCCCAATTTGACGAGATCACTCTTAATACCAATACGCGGACAGGTAAAAGCTACCGGGTCTTTTTGCACGAGGTTGTCCACGCCGCGACCGAATATGTTCTAAATACTTATGGCACTAACAAACAAGAGTTAACTCCGGGCCAACGCGAAGCCGTAGAAGAACTCACCAAGATGTATAACTACGCCGTAGAAAAGCTTGGCAAAGAGCCATACGGCATGACCAACATCTACGAATTTATCTCAGAAGTATTTACTAACAAGAAGTTCCAAGAGCTTCTTAAAGGCCTTAAGTACGAGCCTAAGAAAACGCCCTTTTTAAGTAGATTGGTAAAAGCAATCCTCAGAGCGTTTGGCTTAGATAACTTGGCGGGCAACGCCATGGCGGAAGCAACTAAGATTTTCTCAGCGGTGCGTACTGGAGCACCCTTTGCAGCGCAGCCGAGGTTTGCCGGGGGTAAGCGGGGTAAAAGAGTGCAGGGTCCTACTAGTACCCCCCAAACTTCACGTACCCAAGAACAAACCACCCAAAGTTATATTGGCACCGCAAATCTCGCTCTTACAGGGCGTATGACGTGGAGCAAAGCAATTAAAATAATGGGTAGTAGTTTTTGGGACGCTAGGAATACTCAGCTTAGACAAGTTGTTTTGGGATTTATGAACCTCAGCCATCTTGCCGAAATAACCAAAGACAAGTTTCCACAGATAATCGGTACGATTCGACTCATTGAAAAAATGATCGAATATAGATTAAGCATACTGAATGAAGCAGCTGACATATCTAGGCGGTGGACAGTTGCTCAATTTAAGAATCCAAAGCAGTCACAGATTATGGCTAGGATTATGCTTGAAGCAACAATGCGAAGTCTTGATCCTGATAACCCTAAAGGCCAACCTGTAAACGCTGCACTATTACAGGCGTGGGCTATTCTTAAACCAGAGTTTAAACAAATATACCGTGACGTTCGTGACTTTTATAAAAAATCAGTTGAGCGGATGATTAAGGAGTTAGAAGACCGGGTAAACAATAGCTCTCTGTCTCAACAAGAAAAAGAAAAATCGTTAGCAGAGATTGCTGCGCAGTTTGGCCCAGACAAACTTGTTTCGCCTTATTTCCCTCTGCGTAGGTTTGGAGAATTCTTTTTCCAAGTTGGCTCTGGTAATTTTAAAGAGTTTTACGAGTATGAAAGTGCTGACGCACGAAACTTAGCGATGAACAACCGCGTTAATGAGCTAAGTGAGGGTAACGCACAACAGCGAGCCTTAGTCGGTTCGGTTTACCCCGGCAATGGAGTTTCAGAAATATTTTCAAAAAATCGTGATGCTCCAGGAGTGTTAAAAGAAGTACAAGACCTTGTAGATTCTATAGGAAATATAACAACTCCCCCCACTAAAGCTCAATACGACGCGGCTGAAAAAGTCTTGCAAAAAGAACTAAATCGCACGCCTACAAAAGAAGAGGTTGAAAAAAGGTTTGAGAGAGATGAAATTAAAAAAGAACTAAAAGATAATATTAATCAACTGCTTTATGTCCTCTTGCCGCAACAAAGTATGCGCAAGATGTTTATTAATCGTAAAAATATTCAAGGTGCTAGCGAAGACATGCTTCGCGTGTTTTCTACGTCAGCGATTCACAGTGCCTACCAGCAATCACGGTTTAAATTTTCTGACAAGTTGCATAATAATATTACTAATGCTCTTGACGACATTAGAAACAACCCGTTACTTAGCAGGTCCGAAAAAGAAGTGTACAGGGACTTTGTTATTGAGTTAGAAAAACGGATGCCTGTGATTCTCAGCGCTGAGGACACTAGCTTTGCTGCAAAAGTTGCTGGTAGGTTGTCTGAAACTACGTTCTTTTTTATGCTGTCGGCCCCGTTCTCCGCAATGCTAAACACTATAGGTATGGCTCAGATTGCATTGCCATACATCGGCGGTACGTACGGATATGATAGAACAGCGAAGCTAATGACTAAAAATATACTTCGGTACACCAGCACGGTTCCGACTAGAACGATTAAACCTTTAGCAAAAGGAGATTTTTTAGAAGTTAAGTTTCCCTCTTTGGCAGAAGGCTATAGCTTTAAAAATGAACCAGTGCTACACCGAGCAGCTTTTGAGTTAGCACAAGAGGGCCAATACGAAATATCTCTGGTGAACGACTTCATGATGCTCGCTGAAGCCCCATCTGCGTTATACACGGGGTACATGGCGACAGTTAAAAAGATAATGTCTTCGCTGTTTCACCAAACAGAAAGGCTAAACCGTGAAGTTGTGTCCATAACGGTGTTTGAAATGGCTTACGAGAAGTTTACTACTGAGCCTAAGAAAGACACACGGGGTGTTGTTGAAAGGGATGCACAAGGTAACCCCGTCATGAACACTCCGGAAGAAGCATTTCAGTTAGCGATGGCAGAAGCCAAAGACATGGTCAGGGCTTCCCTTGGTGATTTTAGTCGTCAGATGAAACCTCGCTACTTTGTAGGCCCCGTTGGTTCAATAATATTTAAATTTAAGCAGTACCCGGTGCTTGTTACCTACATTCTCCTCAGAAACTTAAAGCTTGGATTTAGTCTGTATAGGCCTTTTGAACGAAAAAAATTATTAGCAAAATATGAAGAGCAGCTAATTAACGACAAAGTGTCTCCGGCAGTGATCAAGCAAAGAGTGGGGGAATACGAGGCTCACCACAAAGCAATTGGTAAAGAGGCTAGACGTAGACTGGCTGGAATTTTAGCCGTCACGTATTTACTAGGGGGGAATGAAGCATCCCCGTTCTACAGTATTGGACTTGGAGTGCTAGTAAATATGTTTGCAGATGACGAAGATGATGAGTTCTTTGACTGGGAAAACTGGGTAAAGAACTACGTTCAAGTAGAACTTGGTGGTGCTGCCGGTGATTTATTTGCTGAGATGGGTATGAACCCTGAAGTCTCAGGTAGTTTAGGAGATTTTATCGGCGACTCAATTCAAAAAGGAGTGGTTTCAACAATAACCGGGGGTAACTTTGCTGATCGCGTCAGTCTTGACCCTGTAACCATGTTTTATCGAGAAGGTCGATATTCACCGGATGTTCGGGAAAGCCTTACAGAGGCGATGATTGCTAACGCAGGGCCAACTGTGGGTCTAGCATTCAATTGGGTTGAAGCTTATAGGCTTATGCAGGAAGGGCAATATCAGCGTGCTTTTGAAAAATCAGCGCCTGCATTATTTGCTAAACCTGTTACAGCAGCAAGATTAGCAGAAGAAGGTGGTAAAACTACTAAGGGTGACGTGCTAGTTAATGAGTTCTCGGCGTGGGAAATAGCTATGCAAAGTATTGGGCTTCAGCCAGTAAGATTAAACACCGCACAAAAGAGGTCAATAGAAGTGGTTCAAAGAGAGCAAAAACTTGAAAACCGCAGAAAAGCTCTAATGAACCGTTTGTGGATGGAAAGGAATAACTTTGATACGTTTAATGACGTATTAGAGGAAGCTAATGAATTTTCAGCAAAGTACCCATTGTTTGCTATTGACGCTAAGGCTATACAAGAATCTTTTGATCAAAGAGCAGAGGATCAAGCGCAAGCCAATAACATCGGCGCTAGAGTCAGCAAGAAATTTATACCTGAGGCTTTACAGATGATGAGGTACGGGAGGGAGTGAAAAAATTCCCCGCACTAGGCGGGGAGAAGAAGGAGAGTGACCATGAGTAGAAGTCACAGGCCCATGGTACTACCTAACCCTCCATATGCGCAACCCGCGTATGCCATCCTCAATTACTACCTTGATAGTAACTTCGAATCCGAATCGGTTAGTGACCTTTAAGACTTCCTGTTTGCCTTCTTCCGTGCGTAAACACGGCAGGAAAAAAGACCATCCGATCTTAAACTTGGTCCAGTCTATGTTGTAACTAAGCTGGTTCACCCTCATTTACCGGCTCTTCTGCTTCAGGATCTTCAGCCGCATCGGCTTGAGCGGCGTTGATGTAGGCATCAGGATCAATGAAGTCGCCCCTCGAGCAGTCAAAAACGTACGCATCCACTGGTGGTACGGCACTCAACTTGGTGCCCTTGGACATGCGTTTCTTCTTGATGCCCCCGTAGATGCCGTCGGAAGTCAGCCCGTTAAGAACATCCTTGAGGGTGATTTGGTTCTCGGTGCAGTACTTCCGGAAGTCTTTGGCGACAATAAACAGCTTCATCGTGTCAGGCTCCATCCGCAGTAGTAGTTCTCCCCTAGGCTCTAGGATGGGCAACATTTCTACCCCGGTACGCTTGTCGACCTCATCGTTAATAACCAAGGTGTTCTGCCGGTGTTTGTTCCAAAAGTCGCCTACCACGCTGGCATAGTCGGACACAGGTGGGGTGATCTCCTCCCGCATTTGGCTGAATTCCTTGAGCATCCATTTAAAGATCCGGCCGACATCGATATCAATTATTCCTAGCCGCCTAGCAAACAAGGCACCTGCTATGTTGCATGCTGCGATTGCCGACCAAAACCGCTCCCGGCTGGTGAATCCGATCTTCTTGTCGATGACTTTTTGAACTTCCTTGACTTCAGCTACTCGCTCTTCTAGGTTGCACACCAAGTCCCGAATATAGATACGCCCTGCGTGTCCGTAGTTTGTGTATAGCTTCGGATACAAGTCATCGGCCTCGGCCTTGGTCAGTAGCTTGGTTTCAGGGATGCTGTACTCGATAATCCGCATCAACTCACCATCGGGGGTACCCTTGAGGGACTTCAGTTTGTCGACCAATGAGGCGTTTGATGAGCACAAAAGTATGGTTTGCCACTTGGTCAGATTGATACGCTCGGCGTTCTCAGAGGCTTTCATCCGCCCACGGCCTCGGCCTTGTGAGACTGCGTAGGCAAAGTCAGATGCTTCGTCGGGCTTCATCTTGGTGATCTCGTCGCACCCAAGGCCAATATTGTTCATAACGCCGAGCCTGTGGAGGCGGGTGTTTAAAGTGTCCCGCTCGATCAACATCAGTTCTTCCGGATGCCCAAAGACGCTGTGCATAGCCTTGAGGGTTGTGGTCTTGCCGGTACCCGAGGTGTTGTTAATTAGGTTAATGATGGCGCCCTTGAGGTTCAGGTGTTTTAGTAGCGGAGCACCAAAAGCAGTGAAGAACCCAAACGCATGTGGTTCGAACCCCGGCATGTTGTAGGTGTTAATGACTTTTTTCCATTCTTCGAGCGATCCTGCCGGTTCAAAGTACGGAGATGCCTGAGATGTGTAACTTGAAGGGGGACTGTAGCGATCTCCGTCGGGGCAAATCTCTTGGTCGCCAATCACAAACGAGCCGTTCTTTTCCGTCCATCCAAACTGCATCCTCATAATCTCTGCTCCTTCTCTGCACTGTAGTTCTTTTACGAATCTGACGATGTAAGCCATGATTGACTCCATCTGCTTTTTTAACGCCACAATCCCATACCAAGCAAGTTTTTCCCTCAATTTGTCACTGGTCAATAGGTCAACTGCTGGTAGTGCAAACTCCCGCACTCCGTCTTTGGGCGTGTGCAGACGCATCCAAATAGTTTCGCCGTGCTGTGGGTCTTTCATCCGTTTGACCACGTACAAGTCATGCTCGTAGATCAGCGTAGGTTCGTCTTCCTCATCTTCTCCCCTGCGGTACACCCCACCATTACGCCCTCTGAAGTAGGGGAAGGGGTACTCAGGTATGGTGTAGGTGACAGGCTTTGAGACGTCCTCGGCTTTGAATTCGATCTCGTTTGTTTCGGACTCGAGGATCTCTTGCCCAAGGACTATTGGGGAGGAAAGTTTGCCTTTGTGGGGGCAGTTGTCGCATCCTCCGGGGTTGATCTTTTCAATCGCATCGCACGTGTACGGCCCTTTAATCTTGTTAGCCTTGTCTTCGGTTTCCTGTGGCGAGTACTTTTCATGCTCTTTGGACACCTCATGGATAGCAGAATCTCGGTCTACACAGTAGGCAGCTATGGATAGTGCCGCCCTCCACAATGGTTCTTCAATGGTTGTTTGTTCTTTAACTGCTTTCTCTATCTGAGCACAGCCATTCCCGTTTTCGACCTTAGCCCACAAGACGGAGAACCGGTTTTGCTTGTTGCCCATCAGAGACTTAGTTAACTCGTTTAGCGTCGAGGGTCCGTAGTCAGGTGCCTCGGGCATCTCTGTCACACCGATTGCGTTCTTGAACACCTCCAAGTCCACCTCGGGGGAGACGCACATCAGGGTTACATCAAGCGGTAGGTCGCCCTTGAAGTTTTTCGTGTCAGGGATGCGCAGTATGGATGCAGCATCTGCTGTTCTAGCGGGGTCGGCTTCAAGCCCTTTTAAATGACAAGCACGCTTGAGCTGATCGGCAATTGGTTTCCATTCTTGCCTAGTAAGTTCTTTGTTGATCCCCCAGTAAGCATGGAGTCCACGACCGGAATTGACCAACGATGGTTTAGGTAAGCCGACTTCAGCGCAGAAGTCTTTGAAGGCAGATAGACCTTCGGCTTGGGTTTCGTATGGCTTGCCGGGGCCGCAGTCGATGTCGAGCCAAAAAGCCTTGATGGCCTTTACGTTATCGGTGGTGCGGGTGGAGTTAGTCTCGTATTTGGAGCAAGCAAAATAAACGTCGTAGTGTTTGGATAGTAAATCTTGTGCAACTGTCTCTACTTCGTCTAGGGTCTGCACGAAAATTTGTTTCGGCATCCCTGTCTTTTTTAGTGCTACTACGCAGTACCACCCCTGTGTGGATAGCACTGCCGACAGTAAATCCTTCATTGCCATAGCCGCCTTTGTGCGCCACGCTAAAAAAAGGTAGGGCGTCAGGGGGCGCGGCGGTACCCCTCTTTGTTCCGTCGAACTAGACGCCCTGTTAGTCTACGCTAAAGCCAACTTGCTCCAAGATGGCAAAGATCTTTTCTGTCTGACGCCTACGTGGCATCCAGTCACCGGTGAACCACTTGTAGATGGTCATGCGGCTTACCTCTAGATACTCGGCGACGTCATTGACAGGGATCTCTTTAGAGATGCAGTACCGCCCCAGTATTACACCGGGGTTGTCGGTACTCGCCTCTAAATTAGCCTTGATGATTCGTGATGTGTAACCCCGGTTGTCCATGGTTACGCATCATCTGTAGACCACTCATTAAGCACGTCCACAAAGTCTTTCTTTGGGGCTGGCTCAGCGTTCTTTTTACTTGGACGCTTGGTGGGTTCGGGGATGGCTTCTTCAGTCGCCTCGGCTTTAGGCGCAGAGATAGCCTTGGGTTTGCTGTCAGTCTGAGCAGGGGTCTGAGTAATAGCTGACTTCGCCGCCGCACTAGAACCTTTATCACGTGCCGACTCCCACTCATCACGCTCCAAGAAACGCACGGGCTTGAAGGTAAGCTTGGGGGTAGCGCTGTCGCTGTCAAGGCGCATCTCGGTGACAAGGGTGTTGATGTTCTTACCCTGCGAACCAACGTACTTAGCGTATTGCTGGAACGGCATCTTATCGGTATCGCCACGACCAAAGATCGAGGTAGCCGCAAGAGTCAACTGATACACGTCGCCATGCACGTCGTCAGCCAAGAGAACAGCAAGCTTTTGCTGGAACCGGCATGCACGTGAGTCGCCTTGACCCGAACCCTTGATGTTCTGAGGGCAACCTTCACAGGTCTTGTTCTGAGGACTCTCGATGCTGGCGTCGGGCGTTTCTCCGTCGTTTGACCAGCAGTCGGGGGGTGCAGTCTCACCGGGGACGTACTTACCAGCGTAGTACTGACGAGATACCTTGGGTGCGCCGTTCACAATGACGATATTCATGGCGCGGTTTTCGTTCTTAGCAATCTCTTCGCCGTTAACCATAAGGCGGAACACGCCGCCACGGATCGAGATACGCTTAAGACCGGTGTTGCCTGACAGGGATTTGGTCAGGTCATCAAGTTCGACTTCCTTGAGGTAGTCGGGGACGTTTTTATTAAACAGAGCAATGTCACTCATGGTTACTTTCTCCTTATGGTGATTTCATATTCACTATCAATGTTCAAGCCGGGAGGATGAGCATCGGGGTTGTTCTCCAAGAACTCCTTCATGTTCGTCTGATGTATCCTCTTCTCCAACAACTCCATCGTACCGTTCTCACGCATAAAGTCGTAGAAACTTCCCCAGTCGTTAGTCCAGTAGCGATTCTTCACTGTGCGGTACGCCACACCATTCGGCGTGGAGAAGCTTGTAACGCCAGTTTCTTTCGAGATCTCAATCAGCTTATGCTTCAAGATTGTCATCTGCTCTTCGATCTCAGAAGCTTTTGCGGTGTACTCTTTGTAGAGTGCATCCTTTGTGTCGCGCATCTTGATGTAAGTGGTGACGATCTTCTCAATTGACACGTCCATAACTCTCCTTATCTGTCGGATCTGTTGTCCGTTTTACAACTGTAACCCCGTAACTTTAGTCTGTCAAGTATTAATTTCGTTTTTGTAGAGGTCGATGATACGGCTATGGAAATGCAACTTGCTCTGAAGCATGCCGTACAACTTGGACTCTACGGGACTGCCCTCAATATGCACCACAGTTACAGGGTTCTTTTGTCCTTGCCTATGCACCCGTGCGTTTGCCTGTAGGTAAAACTCAATTGAGGTCACAGGAGCATACCAAACCACAACGTTTGCCGCAGTTAGGGTTACTCCGTGTGCTGCCGCTTGAGGCTGGATGAGAAGCACTTTGGGATCTTGTTGTTCTTGGAAGCGTTTAAACGTGTCGGTGCGTTTGTTAACACTCACACTTCCGTCGATGATCTCGGCGGTGATTCCGTTTTTGGATAGGAAATCTTTTAGTAGCGCCAGAGTGTGTGTGAAAGGTACAAAGATCAGCACCTTGTGTGTGGCTTCCTCGATAACCTCTAGCACGGCAGACAGCCGGCTTGCCACGTCAAACTCCACTACGTTGCCCATGTCGGTGTAGACAGCACCGCAAGATATCTGAAGTAGTTTAGTCAAGTTAGATGCGGCGTTGACTGCTGAGATCTCTTCGCCAGCCGCTTCGATCATCATCTCCCTCTTCAACTGCTTGTAGTACCTAGTTTGCTGAGGAGATAGAGGGGCGTAGCGGGAGGTGTAGGTGACTTCGGGTAGGTCTAAACACTCGGCCTTCGTAAAGCGGATAGCGGGTTGGAGCATTTTGTGAATCGTTGCTTCTGCTGACGGTTTCGGTATCCACTTGAATCTTGTAATCTGGTACATCACAGAGTCTCTGAACCCACCAAACAACATGGGGGCCGTGTCGGGGACACACATCTTAGCCAAGCCATAAGCATCAAGAGGGGACTGTGCGGCAGGGGTGCCTGTCATCATCCACATCCACGTGTTGTGGTTCATGACCTCTTTCATCGCTTTGAACCGCTTGGTCTTTGCGTTCTTATATGCGTTGGCCTCGTCAATGATGATTAGGTCAAAACCGCCGTTTTTGATGTCGTCCTTCACAATCTCCAGCCCATCATAGTTAATGATGACATAGTCAGAGATGCTGTTGATGATTTCCTTGCGCTTGTTTCGGTCGCCGTGTGCGACGTTTACCGTACGATGCAATGCAAACTTAAACAGGTCGGCTTGCCACGCAGACTGCATGATCGACAACGGGCAGACGATGAGCACTCGGTTTATGTGCTTCTTCTCAAGCAAGTAGTCCGATGCCCAAATAGCCGATGCAGTCTTGCCGGTGCCCTGCTCGTTAAAGCAAAAAGCTCGTTTATGTAGCGTTAAGAATGACGTAGTCTCGATCTGATGTGCCATGGGTCTGAACAGTCCGGGCCACTTGTAGTCCCTCTGTATCGGGGAAGGCACATTTTTCATGTTCAGCTTGCGCAGGACTTGTGCTTCCTCAAGACCCCACTTCACGGCAATCTCAGTTACATCTCCATTCGTTTGTAGCAACTTACTGTTTTTTATGGTCTCGGTGATCCTTGCTGGGTTCCGAGTTCGTACGACTAACGTGTGGTTATCGACTATTTGCACTCTTTTTCTTTTCCTGTGTGCTGGTTTCGTTGACTAGCTGGCGTTTGGAATTGCGTTTGAAAGACCGGTTCTCGGAGGCGTCCATGACTGATAGTCCGTCTTTATGGGTTCCACCTTTCGATAGCGCCTTGTTATGGTGGACGTCCTTGCCGTCACCCTTACGCACCTTGCCGGCTTCCTCCATGATCCGCCTTGCTCTGTTGCGCTCGGCCCTCTTTTTCTTGACCTTTTCGGTGCCGTCATACTGCTCGTATTCCTTCTTATAGGGCCGGGGTTTGTTGACGTAAGGCATGCTGTTCTCCTAGATAGATCCACCAATTTTAGGCTCAAAGCTTTGCCCTGTATAGGTATGGCTTACTCTTAGGCACGACCTCAGCCAGCCCACGATTGACTAGGCTAGTGAACGCTCTTTGCACGGCGTTGTCGCTGGCAATGAAGTACCTAGCCATCTGCTTGATCGTAGTAGGTTTTTTATGCTCACATAGGTAATCAAGAAGCTTGTCCTCAATTGTCCGCATTTTTAGTCTCATTAGCCAGTTTGCGAATGTACCAGTCGGCTTTTTTCAGATCCTCAACGCCGTTCTTGTGCTTCCAGCGCCACAGATACTTGATTGAATTGCCAGTGCAATAGCCTTCAAATCCATCCAGCCCTTCGCATGCAGCTTTGATTGCGTCGATGCACTCGATGCCACCTTTGTTGTAGTGAGGGGGTTTGTTGACCATATCGGGTTTGTCACTCATTTCAATACCTCCGGCGCGGCAACTTTGCCAGCCCATACGTTGGCGCAAGTAATTTCAAGTTCAAGGGATGGACGGGGTGAGACTCGTAGGGCTTCCTTCTTACCAGCCTCAAATATTTCTACGATGTTCATG